TCTTTGCCCTCTTTGCCTTTTTCGGCTTTTCATCGGATTCTTCCTCGGATCCGGCTTTTTCCACGACCGGCTCTATACCAGTGCCTCTGCACTCACATTCCGTTTCGAAGATCAGCCCTGTCGCTTTATTTATGTATTTGAACATAATCACTCCGTTTCCAGCGTAAGCCCTGAAAGGTTATATGTGCGTCTCTTGACCACATCGTTCGCGTCCGTCACCTCAACAACGAACACCTGCCCGGTGTTGCTGATCTTGAACGCGCCGTTGCGGTCAGGATCGTCTATGATCTCCACAAGCCCGCTGCCCTGTGACGGGTCAAGACCAACCTTAATTGACGTTGCATCCTCGAATGCGTCACCGCTGAATTTCAGGGCAAGGAAGTTGCCCGCGCCCCATGTATCAACAAGGCTTCCGGTATCAAGGTATTTGAGCGTACCGGTAATTGCACTATCGCCAACTGTAACATTGGCCTGCATGTCTGAGACATCTGTGCCAAACATCTTTGTGCTGCCACTCTCAGCTTCCGTGGCAACACCTACTGAAAATCCCCGATCCTCGCAAACGCCGCAGGAACAAGGATACCCCAGCCGATGTAAGCCTCGCCTCGGATGTAAATCTGATTGTGCCCCTTGAGATCGCCGGCCGTGGCATCGTTGTCAGGATTGCCGTACTGGATGATCTCAATAGGGATTTCCTTCGCGTAGCCCCAGCGGAAGAAATCGCGGAAGTTGCCAATAACGGCCTTGTCATCATTGCTGTTGAATGAGACTGTGCTGTTGGTGTCTACCGCCAGCCCGTTGATGGTGTCAGGGTTTGCTCCCCACGCCAGCTCGGGGTAAAGCGGTGTGTTGAGGTTCGTGCCGCTCTTTAAAGCTGCGAGGGCTGAACGGAACGCCGGTGCCATGGCCAAGCCAGTGACTTCGTGCTCCGCGCTCTCGATCAGCGCAATCGCCGACGTAACGTTTGCATCCGGCGTGCTTGCATTGTAAGTAACCTGATTTGTTACCTTGCTGTCAAAGTGGTTTGTCCCGATCACGGCAGACGCGGATCCGCTGCGCGGATTCACGCCGTGGAAAGCCATGATATCAATGCCGCGGGCAACCTTTGCAGCAAAACCTTCCGCAAAAGCGCGGAGGATTTCAAGCTGGATTTCCTCGGATGCGAACATGAACTCATCGGATACACGGGTTCCATACTCGATCTTGACCGGGGTGATTGTCACCTGCGCCATTGTTGCGCCGCCGTTGGACTTTGCGCCGCTCTCGGCTACAATGTCTACCTCTTTGTCGAGGGTGAATGTCCATGCGGTCTCTCCCCTGAAGGGAATCGGACGGCTCGGTGACAGCTTTGCAAGGGAAGACTTGCCCCTGACAAGGTTGATCATCTCATTGGTCAGCTCAGGCGGAAATAGCTTTGCTCCGCTTGCAGATGTCTCTAATACATTTCCCATTGTTCTTTCTCCTTTCAAGATTGCTCCGTGAGCCCGCTCAACAATCCTTGGTATGCCGCATCAATTGATGATGCTGTGCTCCCCGGCTCGTTCGAGTGGAGCGGCGGAGGTGTCTGAGGCGGAACCACGAACGATGCAAGTGTTTTTGCATCCTCCCTCAGCTCCTCCTCTGTCTGTCCTGTTAATCTTGCAGCCAGTTCATAAGGTATCTTGCTTTCGTTGGCTATCTTGTGTTTCAGCAGCTCGGTTTCTGCCTTTGTCGCCTTCGCGTTCAGCTCGGCAACCTCCCGATCATGCTTGTCGATCTTCTCGTCCAGTCCTTTGATGCGCTCCTCGTACTCGGATACCGTCGCGTCGTACTTTTCCGCCTTTTTCTTCAGGCTTTCATAATCCGCATACTTCTCCTTCGTGATCTCGCGCTCTCTTTTCAGACGCTCCCCGATGATCCTGTCAAGCTCTTCCTGTGTCTCGATTGTCTTAAAGCTCATGCTGTTTTCCCTCCCATTTAACCGCTGGTAGCGTAAAGTCTTAATAACGCACTTTCTGTTTCTTCCGTTTTGCCTTGCTCGTCGAGCATAGCCAATGGGCAAGTATCATGCTGTCCATAATGGCTATGTCAATGTGGTCGCTGATCGACCTGTAGCCAAAGCCTCCGTTTGATCCGATCAGCCTCTTTTCGCAGTTCGATACAGACTGCATCAGTGACTTTTGTCCTGAGTGGCATATCTGCTTCGCATAAAGCCCCTGCTCGAACGACGCGTTTGCAGCGATGATCTCCGCCACCTTCGGAAGCACCGGCTTTTTGAACCCGGCATCCTCCATCTGCTTTGCCAGAAGCTGTTGGCCGGAAGCACCGTCGATCACCACGCCACGCAGGTTGGGGTTGTGGAAAAAATCCATCATCCACGCATTCCCCGCCCTGACTGAAACACAGTCGATCGTTTCCACGAATATCTTTCCGTCCGTCGTCCTTGACGCAATGGACATCGCTACATTCGCCCCGTCTTTCCCGTACTTGATCCCGATGTAACGGTCTTTCTCCAGTTCCGGCGCGTCCGTTTTCAGCTCCATCCATTCCGCTTCGCTGATCTCTGACTGTTGGCTATAGCTGATCCAAAGCCCCAGCCTCTGGATGTTGAAGTCAATGACATCGCCCCGGATCTCCGCCCGGATGTTCCTCTCCGTCAGGATCACGCCGAGGCTCGGATTGGTCTCGTACCACCATTCCATGTTGCCGATGTCGTCGACCTTCTTTTCGACCGACCACTCAGCCCAGCCGGAATCCACGCCGTTCCCCGACAACACCTGCTTCCGCAGGTTTGGGAACACGTTTCCCCCGGAAATCGCGGTCGGCGGCGTTCCGCAAAGCAGTGTCTGCGGGTTTTTGGAATCCGAAACCGTGTAAAGCAACGAGGATTCCTGCTTTTCGGTGTATTCCTGTGCCTCGTCTATGACCAGCAGGTCGAACCCTTCACCAAGCCCGCCGTTATTAGTCCGCGTCCGGAAGTCGATCTGCCCGCCGTCCGTGATCTCGATGTGCTCCAGCCCGTACTGTTTTGACGAGAAGAAGCTCCTTGCCGGCATATCCTTCTTTTTCCGGCTGTGCTCCTTGTACCCCGCTTTTTTCAGCAGGTCGTAGATCCGCAGGAAAGCCGAATGGCTCGTTGTCGTCCTGTGCGCCGTGTGGCATATCTTTTCGCCTTTGAACAATCCGTACATTTCGCGCATGACGACGACTTCATTCTTTCCGTTCCGCCTTGGAACCGCCAGACCGTACTTTGTATGCACCCACAGCCCTTCGTCGTTTTCGGACAGGATGTATTCCATCTGTTTTTTTTGCCACTCCATCGCCGTTCGCCCGGTGGAATTGTACATTTCCACAGCTTCAGCTCCGTGTGACACCGAGTAAGGCAATACTACGGATTGGGTGGGGTCTTGCCGTCCTAGTCTTGGCATTTCCTACCTCCCTTTTCATGTTGCCGGATCCTTGTTCCTCGTTTTCATTCGTCTCCTCCAAAATAGTGTTGTTTTCTGTATGGATGTGTGGTATAAAATACGAGTGTGTAGCCTCAAAGGGAGCTTACCGTGACCCACTTGGGTTGCGGGCGGCTCTCAATGGTTTTGAGGGTTTAGATAGCGTTGTGTTCTGGTTCACTTGAGCGAGGGCATGACGCTATTTCTTTATCCTTATGACTGCAAATAGCCTTGTTATTCTTCAAAATATTTGTTGATTTCTGCATGGATATATGGTATAAAACAAATAGTTGCAACGATTTCAAGGAGTAAGCCTCCGCTATTTGGTGGGGGTGCTCCTTGTCAGAAAGTGAGCTTGACCGCCCACACCCCGTCTTGGTGAGGGAAAGGAGTAAGCTCATTTTTTATACCGAAATATCTTCTCGATATTCCCGTTTCTGATTATCATGACATCCATATTAAAAGATGCACTGCGTCTTACTCTTTGGGAAACTATTTTTTCAATCTGCATTATATCCATGTCGCTTTCTCCGATATCCAATACCACTCCTCCCGGATTGTTCTCAATCTGGTGTATTCCCTCCTGGGTATTTTTGTCTATAGCGTTTGCTGTGTGTTTTTTCGGTTCTTGATCTTCCCATAATCTGCCATTCCATTTATAATCTGCTGATTTTTCTTTATATCCGTTTGTTTCCGGTAACATTTCAATGTTTCCACCAAATACATTGTGAATCAGCCTCATATTTTCTTCTTCACGATTCTTTGTTTTGCGTCCCGGATGAATATGTAGCCTGCCTTCTCCCGGCTCCGCTTTTTGCAAATAATCAAGCGTTACATCTTCGCCATTGAATTTTGATTCAGGGTTTCTCCCTTCTTTTTCCGCAACCCATTCCTCCTTGCTCCACACATTCTGCCTTTTTCTGCCTTCACCATAGGTGACGATGCAATGGCAGTCTTCGTGCCTCCGGAACACGTCAGATCCATGCCTTACATCCTCATAATTGTAAATGCCCGCAAGATTTGCGCACCATTTGCAGCATCCCGGGCGCGTTTTCCTCTCTATCCACGTTTCAAAGCCTGCGCCATGCTTGAATTCAGCATTTGCCTTGATGAAATCATCAAAAAATGCTTCCGAGCAGTTGACGATCGGGGAGCCAAGCCATTTCATGGCTTTTTCCAAATCCTCCTCACCGCACATTTTGTCGATCAATCCATGTACACGATCTTCGGGGAACCCGCCGCTGACCGGATTGAGGTATATCCCCTTTTCTTCGTCTAGGATCCGCTGTATCTGCCCCGCTGTCTCGTTCACAAGCGCATGGTTCTGCTCAAGCATTGGGCGGACAGTCCTGTCGGCAATGTTCCAGTACAGCTTCCCGTCTGGCAGCGTCTCCGGCGTAATCTCCTTTTGCAATGTGCCAGAAAGCACTTCCCCTACCCTCTTCGAGTATTCATGCCCGTCCGTAAAATCCGCCGTGCCATCCCCGATTTTCTTCAGGATGCTCTTTATTGTTTTGTCAGATGCCCTTCCCTTATCGAAGGATGCCTGTATCGCTTCCAGAAGGGCTGGTACAATGTCAGCCTGCATTTACACTCCCGTGAGATCGAATATCTTTTCCGGCGTAATGTAATCCGGGAACGCTGTCTGTAATTTCTGTGCCGCATCCCCGACCGCTCCGATCGTTGACGCATCCGCCGCAAACGGCGGATACCATGTCGGCTTTGTGAGATAGAGCTGCCGCCGGAAATACTTGAAATCATCCCTGACGCAGGCGGCAAGGAACCCCGCGTTGAGCAGGCCTGTCCCGAAGTTCTTCTGCGCCCGCCTTGCCGTGAGCCTCAAACTCTCATGCGCCGCTTTTATCGCCTCTGCGCTCGATGGGTTTTCCGTTGCAAATCCCAGATCGTCAAGCGTCAGTCCTGTTTCCCCCGCAAATAACGATGCAAACATCCTTAGTTGCTCCAAATGGGGCGATTGGCTCTGCTGCTGGAACTGCCCTACCTTCACATGATCCGTGCCGTCGTCGTTGAGGTCGAACTGCATCATAGCGGACATTGCCGCCTTCCAGCTCTCCATCTGCTCCGCATTGTCGTCCAGTCCCGTTACCCATTTCTGTGGGAAGCTGTAGAACTCTGCTGAAATCTCCGAGCGCTTTATCGTCCGGAGCGCGGATCCCAGTATTGACATGCAGCCCCTGGAAATCCTTGAATGTCCGAACGGTCTCATTGCATCCGGACGGAACACCATCGGCACAAGCAACGGGTAAGGAGCCTTGTTCCGCCTCGTGTCCACAAGGTTCCCGCCTTCGTAATACGCCGTCCACTCGTATGTGAAATACGCCTCCTTGACGGGGTGTCCCAGTGCGTCCCTTTCCAGAACCGCATACCCCTCATTCAAAAGCCCCGTGATCGGTTCCTCAATCCCTGTCGCATCCTTCCCATCGATCACCTGTAGCCTTGGATATCCGGCTTCATCCTCCGATATGTATATGAATGAGCATGACGCGATCAGTGCTCCCAGGATCGCCGATTCGATCAGCACGTCCCTGTTGTTCATGTCGAAAATCTGCGTCAGGTTGAAATTGTCATTCCTGAACTCATAGAAGTCCAGCCTGTCCGCAAGGGAATCAACCGCCTTGGCGCACCATCCCACCTTGCTGTTCCAGTAACGCAGATCCGGGGGCGTTGAGATATTGAAGTCGAATGTCAGGTTCTTCATGTCATAGTATCTGTACCGTGTCAGCACCCTCGGCCGCTTCTTTTGCAGCTTGTTTTTCAGGTATGGCAAGCCCTTGTATTGTTGCATTTTTAAATCCTCTTTTTATTTTGCGAGATATTTGACAA